TTAAAGGTGCTAAAGGAATATCAGATGTTGAGGAATGAAGATATATTTTCATGCCAATAATAAGGCAACCCTAAGATCGTTGCAAGAATGTGGTGTGAAAAACGTGCTTGTTTCTCACAAGTATTCTTATGCAAATATAGACAGTTTTTCAAACTGTTTTGAAAGCATATTTGTGGTGGCTGGGACTGATGATGACCCAGACAAATACCATGAATTTCTAAAGAATAATAAAGAAAAATACAGTTATGCAGCACAATATCATGTGCCTAATAACATGAGTAGAACTATTGATTTTTGGAATAAAGAGGTCTCTCAACATTTAAATACCCTGCCAGTACTGCAGGAAGACTTTACAAAACACCTTTCTCAACTAAGCCTCCCAACAGGGTCTCACGTATGCGTGGGAAAAATGCAGGGTAGATTTGATACTGAAGATTCTATTAGAAAACTGCCCACTAATAACAAATATCACGGTTTGGGTAAGGGTAAATACATAACAAAAGATGCCTTTGATAGTGTTGATACTAGTCTGTGGATTTCAGCAGCAATGTCCAAGAAGTGTGAAATATGGGGAGATAATTCTGGTATACCTATGACGTTTGGTGAAAATATTAAGACGTTTGAACCAGTTCTTGAACATTATTGTGATAAATATAAGGAAAACATGGAAATTATAGGTGTAAATAAACATGGGGTGAAGGTTAGACATTACTACACAATGTTAAAACTACCGATGGCATTATATTACATGCCTCTATGTAGACATTTAAACTGCTATTCAGATAACTTTATTAAGTAAGAGATTTAACTGTTATATAATGGTAGATGATCTGTTTAAAATCAAGCCTATAGGTGGAAAGAACATAATAGTAGAAGATAAAAGGAAGACTATATCTCCGTTTAATTCTGCTAAACACTTCAAGGACGCAAACATACCTGCATATTGTGACCAGTGTATTTACAGGTCTATAGATTCAGGTGGGAATGGCAAGTGTCCAAAGTATGAAAAGGGTGCAGTGTGTGCAATTAGAGATGATTATATTAAAATTATTAACACGATGGATACCAGAAAGCCAGACGATGTCAAGGCTATGCTTGACATGATAGCAAAAATATCATTTGAGAACGTACTTATGGCATTAACTCAGGCAAAGATGGACGGGAATGTACCTGATAGAAATACAAAAAGTGAGATTAATACATTACTTGCAGTGATAAAGTCAATTAATGACCTGAATACCAAGGTAATTGTAACACAGCAGACAGAACTTGATCAAAAGACTGGTGATATATCATCTATATTTAAGCAAATAAAGGCTCAGGGGGTATTAAGAGATGGAAATTGATCTATACATATGGTTTCTATGTGGCTGTTATCTTTTAGGTGGAACAACCATTGGCTGGTTTGGTGGAATTTGGTGGAGAAATAGGAGTCCAAAGAGAACTGGAACTGGTAGATGGGATTACAGAAAGAGAAAGGATTATGGGGATCAGTTTTCATAATGACTAGACCAGATCAGCAAACCATACAGGAGAGAAAGGATTTCCTGCAGACAATAGCAGAGTGTGCAGAGACCCCAAGCATGTTCAGCGAAATTTTCTTAGACCATGTGGTATTTGATTATAATAAAAGATATGTGGATTGTAAGGACAGATTTATAGTTTATAGAAGTGGACGACAGGTGGGTAAAACCATGAGCACTGCCGTAAAAGCAATACACTTTGCCTTCTTTGCACCATTGATGTTAAAGACTGTTAAGCATGAATGTACCATAGTAATAGCAGCACCTACACAAAATCAGGCTGGCATCATGTTCGACAGAATAAGAAGCCTTATAGTAAACAACAAGTTTCTTAAGGGCTATGTAGTTAGAAACACACAGACAGAAATGTGGGTTAACTTTTTAGACAACACTGGTATGAGTAAGATTATCACTCGTGCAACTGGTGAGCACGGAACTACACTTAGGGGATATTCACCTCACTGCATTATTGCAGACGAATGCTCTTTCATTAAGACTGATATACTCAGAGCATTCTTGCCTTCGGGTATGGCAACAAATGCAAGAGTGTGGTTAACAAGCACACCGTTTAGCAAGTCGGGCTACTTTTTTGAGGCATGTCAAAATTCAAAGTTAAAAAAACCAGACGGTTTATGGACAGAGTTTCACATAAAGTCTACGGATAACCCGTTAGTTAGGGAAGACCCTACATTCCTAGAGGAAATTAAGAGGCTTACAAAAGAAGAGTATGTTCAAGAGGTCGAGGGTGAGTTTTTGGACATCGGAAATGCATTGATACCAAACAGCCTTCTTAGGGAAGCAGTGCGTGATAAAAAACCAGAGGGTAAAGTAAGTTATTACATGGGCGTTGATGTTGCACGTAGTGGAAGGGACGAAACTGTATACACAGTTGTTGGTGTTGATCAAAATGATGAGGTATATGTCGAAGATGTTTCTTCTGAAAAGCAGTCAAATGTGGTAGATGTATGTGGTAAGATAAATGAAATGGTTAGGGATTATAGATTAGAAACAGTATTCATAGACGAAACTGGTCTAGGTGGTGGTCTAATTGACTTGGCAAGGGAGCAAGATATACCTGCCAGAGGGGTTGTTTTTACACTGCAGGAGAAGGCTTCTATGTATAAAAACCTGAGATTATTATTTGAAAACCACAAAATAACACTAAAGAAGGTGGATAAAATGGTGTATCAACTGTCATATTTAACGAGGGAGTATACTGAGGGAGGTATTATGAAGATAAAGTCTGAAGAACATGACGATTACCCAGACAGCTTAGTTTTGGCATGTAGGGCAGTATCATATGGACATGAATGGCATGTAATTGACATAGGAGAGCCCTTACAGAAGGCTCTTTTCGGTTGACCAAACTTTAAATACTGTGGAATGATAACAAATATATGACTGAATCGAAAATTCCAGACATAGCAGCCGAGATACCAGCAATAGAAGATGAGATAAAGAAACCTGTCACTAATAACACTAAAGAAGAGGTGGTTTTAGAGAAAGCAGACAGACCATTAGATTTATGGGAGTCATTTTTAGAGAGAAGAAATGTGGAAAAAACACCAGTACAGGTAGGAACTGGTAGTGGAGATGCAAGATTTGGTAACGTACATGAAACAGGTATGGAGCAAGATCCTGTTGACGACAAACAAACTTATATAGGAAAACCAGCAAAAGAGATTAAGGAAAATGATAAACAGTAACAAGATAACCAACACCAAAATAGGAGATGATATACATTTTTATATCAATGGTACTGAAGACCGAGGAATAGTAGTTAAAATGAGCAATGAGTATGTTACAGTTTTTAAGGAATCAACACAGGATTTTGACGATATACATATAAATGACACTTTTTTTATCAAGGATATTTTAATTAACAAAGAGTGGGATAAGATGGACGATCAAGAAAGGTGGGAGGCACTTGATAAGATTCATGCACCAACACCAAGATTCATAATGAAGAGTTGGAATGATTTACCAAATGAAATTAAAGAATTATTAACAAAAGGCAGTGCTATTAAAAAGAACAATGCTATTGAAACATCACATAAGGAAGGTAAGGACGATGACATGAATATCACTGCAAGAATATTTGACAAAGGTGAAGGTGGTACAGGTCGGACTATTGGTGAAGACCAGACAGCAGGAGAAGTAATTGAAGGTAGATCAACAAACGTAGACAGTGCAAGAGGTGGTGGTGGATCAAAAAATATTAGTGCAGGAGATAAGAAGCAAGGTAAAAAACATGGAAAGCAACAAATAAGAACAAACCCAGAAATAAAACCAGACACACATGGTCACGGTGTAAGAAGTGAAAGTCATGAGGAAGGTAAACTGGGTGAAGGAAGTAAGGGATCAAAAAACACTGAAGGAATTGATTATATGACTGAAGGTGGTGGTGGTATCGGAACTGGAGATATTGACCTAGGACAGGCAGCAGAAGAACAACAGGCAAAATATAACAAACAACAAATGGATAGAAAAAGAGAAGAGAGAGGACAGAGACGTAGTGATACAGCAGCACAGGGTGGTAAAGTAGGCAGTAAAGTTACAACGGCAATGAGTAAATTAAAAGCATGGCAATTATGGTTAAAGAAAAGAGAACAAGAAGTTTTGAAAGAAGGGCATATTCAAGGTACACATAGTGGGAAGAAAATAGTGCGTCCTGAAAATGAAAAAGATTTTCATGGAAAACATACAGCCCAAAGAAGTAGACAGACAGAAAGAGGTGGACAAACCTCAAGTGGACAGAGTACACAAGCAAGACTTAGTCCAGATGATGAACCTATGAGTAGAGAGAGAGTGAAAGACCCAGTGTTAGGTAACCCAACAAAGATTAAAGCGTGGGAAGAATGGTTAGAAAAAATTGCACCAGCAATAGCAGCAGGAGTCGGAAGAGCAGTTAGTGGTGTAGCAAGTGGTATAGGTAACGCAGCAGGAAATGCTGTTGCAGGAAAACTAAGTGATAAACCTGATGAAGAAGTAGAAAAATCATTCTATGAACAGTGGTTAGAAGATAAATCAAACCCAGAAAGATCAATACACGGCAACGCTGGAAGAGAGCCAAACTCAGGAGTTAATACTAACATAGGCTTTGACGCATCAGAAGACTACGAAGGATTTACACATAGTGGATTAAGACCAGAACAATTTAAGCATGAAAGAAAGAAACCAAAAGTTACAACTAAAGAACGTGTTAACATTGGAGAAACATATCCATCACGAAGCAGTCAGGGAACTGGTGACGGTGGAAATCCATACAACACTGTAACACAAAACAAAGATAAAAAGGGAAGAGCAATAACGGGGGAGGATAGAAATTGACAGTAGGAGTACCAGAAATTAGTTTAGATACATGGGGATTAAAATATGTTAAGAAGAAAGGAGCAGGTTCTTCAATACAAGCAGGGAACTTGGCTCACGATACCCCATCACAAAAAATAGAAGAGGAAGTATCTTCACATGGTGGTCGACAATCAGACTCTGTAGCAGACCCAAAAGGTCAGAAGATAGAACACCCAGCAGAAACAGATCCATTTAGAATGGTCGAGGGAATTGGAAGAAAAGATTCTGAGACAACAACTGGTAGACGAGAGGGAGCAACTTCTACTATAGGTTCAGAGGATACTGTGAGAGAAGAACATGGTCAGAAACATTTAACTTCTGAAGGTAAAATATTAGAGGGTCAAGGTAACCCAAAAAGAAAGCTTGGGGTAGGCGAATCAGCATCACAAACATCTGGAATACAATCGCCAGAAACACAAACTATAGGAAGAGAAACGAGAGGTGGAAAAGGAAAACCATCACCAACTGGATTAACTGCTCAAGGAAAACCAGTAAAAGGAGGAAAGGAAGGTAAAACGCATGGAGCACTACCAAAAGTAAAAGCAGAAATGGAATTAGCGATAATCAAATGTAAACTATTAAAGATGAATAATATTAATAAAATACTTCCATTACTAGCAGCAGGTAGTGCAATAGCAGGTGGAGCAAAAGCCGTATCAGATTCAGTATCTGATAGTGGTGAAGATGATGTGGAAAAAACACATAATCTTGAACACGCAAAAGAAGATATTGATGAGCATATAAAGGAGATGAAAAAAAGCGAACATAGATGTGTATCATGTGGTCAGAAAGTTCCAAAAGAAAAGAAGGGAGTTGAAGAATATTCAGCCAATGAGAAACATCAGGTTGATAATCCTGCAAGTTCATATTCACATTATAAAAGTAATGATGAGGTAGTATCAAAGGCAATCGAACTAATCAATGAAGCCTATGATGAGATGAAATCATCTAGTTTCAAGAAACTAAAGCCAGTCTATGAGGGAGATACAAAAGAGGCTAAGAAAGTAGACGCAGATCAAGGTCAGGACTTATCTGGAACTAAAGTTGAAGAAGATAGGGCAAAGAAAGATAAAGAGATAGGTGACCTTGCTAGAGAAAAGCAGAAAGACGCACCAGCAACTACAAGTGATGTAGGTGCAGCAAATTTTGTCTACTCTGACGTAGCAGAAGCAAAAAAAAACGAGGATTGGTTCGAGGATAAGCCATCAAAAAAAGACCAAAAGAAACAAGGAAAACATTATAAGGACTGGTATAAAGACGAAATAACAGACCAGAAGTAGTAACCCTTATATATTAAGTATTTAAATAATATTCATGAGAAAGGACGATACTCATTATTGTATTGAATGTGGATCAACATTACCGTGGAGATATAAGGGTAGACAGAGAATTTACTGTAGTCAGATGTGTCGGAAACTTTATACGGAAAAGAAGAAAGCAGAAGTTAGTGGCTGACATCTATATAGACGGAGGGACTAGAGGATCTCGAATTTGTTTAGTGGATAAATCTGAAAAGAAAACCATAGTTAAAACCCGTGGTGGAGACCCCACAAATAATGAAATGGAATATCTTGCCTTGCTTTATGCATTGGATTATGTAAACAATAGGCATAAGAAAGATTATATAACCATATATTCAGACTCCAAGCTGATGGTAAATCAGATCAATGGTGATTGGCAAGTAACAACATACCACTTACAACCACTATATGATAAATGTATTAAAAGAATGACTGATAAAATAAAAATAAAATGGGTTAGGCGTGACTCTAATCTTGCTGGTATTATCCTTG